CGACCCTCTGCGTATGCTTTCAGTAATTCGTCTGAAAGACTTTGGTAACGCTCTGGGTCTGTTCGCATAAGTTTAATAATGTCAGCACGACGATAAACTTTCTTGCGTGTCCCTTCTGCTGTTCCGCGAGCGTTGCCTGTGCTGGCTGACTTCAGAGTATTCTTACGTGCCTGTTTTTCAACGTTGGCAGTCTGCTGTACAACTGTTGCTCTCTCTTTCCAGAGGTTAAACAGTTCGTCAGCGGCGTCGTAGTCGTACCCTTGGTCTGCCTGAACAAACAACTGTGTTCGGACTTTTGACCCCTTGATCCACTCAGCAAACTTAG